TGTCCTCGATGAACACAAGCGGCAGGGGTGCGGCGTCGGCGTAGGAAATGGGGTTGCCCCATGGATTGCGGTTCAACTTGTTCATCCCCGCCGCCTACGTCCGTGCAAGGCTTCCCATTCGTTTCGAAGGATCGGCACGATCTCATCCCACGTCAGCACTTCGCCATTTGCCTGCCCCGCGGCCTCCTCAATCTCGGCCTTGGTGGCGCCGGCTTGGATCAACGGCCGCACAGCCCACCTGATCGCCGTGTGGGCGTTTTCGCGGGCGCGTTGGGTAGCGATGGCCCGGTCACGCATGGTGTGGTTGAGGCGCATTTGCAGTCCACTGCGATCCACGCCATGCGCCGCCTGCGCCCATGAGCGCACGGTGTCGGCGGCGTCGGCCGGGCTCATGCCTCCGACCGCGACGATATCGCCCAGCCGCTCGGCGGCGTGGTGCAAATGCTGTGGGTCTAGACGATGCCTCACCCCACCCTCTCCCACCAATCCCAAAACGGATCGGACGAAACCTCGGCCTCTCCGCTGATTTCCAGCCCATCCACGACGACGTTGGCCAGCGCGTATCCCGTGCTGCCGATGGTCATCGCCCCAGATCGAGGCGGCCCGTCGTTGTTGAGGGAGATAGTGATTTGCAGCGTGTTTGACCGCGCGTTGACGTGCCCGGCGTCGCCTCCGCGCTGCCAGGACGTGAGCGGATATTCGAGATCGCCGAGCGTCATGACGCCGGTCAGGGCGCCGCGCTCGCCGGTCAAATGGACGTGCCATGGCCTCATGCGGCCACGCACCCCGGACACCGTATTTCCCACCGCCCGGTTTGAGCCTTGCGGAGATTTTGCCCGCGCGCTGTAAACCGATGGCCGGCGTCGCATTGCACCACCCACATCATCGCCCGGCCGGCGTATCCAGCGAAACCAACGACGCGAAACGCGCCGATGCGCTGGTTGGACATGTCTATGCGAGTGAGGGTCATGTGCCGCACCCCCCGGCGCATCCTTCAATCCCCTCTACCAATCCTTCGTCAAAAGGGAGGCGAGGCATATCGCGCACAAGCTTGGCTAATTCCGCGTAAGGTTCGCGGTCTTTGCGAAAGCGGCGATTTACTCCATTCGTGCCGCGTGGCATGGCTTCCATCTGCGCCCACCACGCCATCCGCTCGGGGTGATCCGCCATCATCCGCATGATTGCGGCGCGGGATTTCAGAAAGCAGCCATCGCAGTTGCCTTCCCACTTCGCTAAACCAAGGTCGAACGGCTGCGCCTGCCAAAACGCGGCCACGTCAGCCGAAGTCACGCCAGCATCGGCAAGCGGAGTTGCGACGGCCCAACGGTCCTTACGCGGCGCCTTGGTGCGCTCCACGCGGTGCATCTCATCCGCCCGCAGCCCGACGACGTTGAGCCAACGCGCCCAGCCCTGCGCGATACACCACCGCTTGATGGTGCGGATTTTCATTTCCTGTGTGCATGACCGCTGCACGGGATTTGGCAGCGCGGGCTGCGCTGCCAACAGCGCGGCAAACGGCTCGCCGTCTCGGCTCGCGCTGTTGTGGTTGACGATACGGAACCCATCCCGGCGCCGGGCCGTGAACTCCAACCAAGTGATGGGCACGGACCAATAGGCGCCCATGTCTCGCACGAAATCGAGCGTCGCGGGCATCTCGCGGCCTGTATTCGCGAACGCCGCATGCACGTCCTGCGGTAGCGTCCCGCCATGCGCCTGAAGAATGCGCCACAGCATATACCCACTGGTGCGCCCGCCGCTCACACTGATGATGGCGGGTCCGGTGATGCGGAAAGCATCGCTCACTCCCCCGCCCCCCTCGCCAACGCCAGTGCGATCCTGTTCCCGCGCGCGATCTGGGAGCGCGTAGGCTTGGCGGCGCGGGGCGGCTTGTTGTGGCCCTTCGGCGGGGCGTCCAGGGCCGCGTCGTGGTGCTGGCACGCAAGGCGCCAGTTGGCAGCGAGCGGGATGCCACGCTCCGCCAGAGCCTCGCCAAGCTGCTCCACAGACCGCACGACGGCGTAGCCGTGGCCTAGGGCCGCCATTGCTGCGCCGAACGCCTCTTGCGCGTCGGTGGCGGCGTTCTTGCCTGCCTTGAGTTCCAGGCCGAGGAAATAGCCCGGCGCCCATACCATCACGTCTGGGAGGCCGCGCCTGATTCCGCGCGCCTTCTGCAGCTGGCCCTGCCGCAGCGTCTGCTTGCGCTCATGGCCCACGCTGGACCACCAGCACGGGCGGACAAGGCAGGCGTCAAGGAACATGCGCACGCGGGACTGGAAACGTTCTTCGGGGCGCATCAGTCCGCCGCATCCACGAACAGGTCAACGGCGCCGCGTTCTGCGTCGGCAAGATGACGCGCCGCCTGTTTCCAGTATTCGGCCTTCAGTTCGGCGCCGATGAATTTCCGACGCTTCCGCAGCGCCACCACTCCCTCCGAGCCAATCCCGGTGAACGGGGACCAAACCACGTCGCCAGGATTGCTCCACAGTTCAACGCATCGTTCCGTGAGGTCCAGCGGCATCGGGCAAATGTGCTTTTCATCGCCGGGCGCGCGGATCGCGTTGAGAACGTCCGTCTCCCGCGTCGTCATCCACACAGGGGATGCGGCTTCTTGCCACCACGGAAGAGGGTAATCTTCGCTGCGCTTCTCGACCGGCAACACCGCGCCGGCGTCTTCCTCGCCCGCCCATTTGCGGAACACAACGAAATATTCCGGCAGGCCCTGGCGCGAAAACGACGAGTCCGCGCGAAGCTGCTTGTAAAGCAGACCGTGCGCCTTGGTCTTCGTCATCTCGCGCACCGGGCACCGCCAAACCGTGACGCGCGAATGGAAGGTGAACCCAGCTTCTTCGTGCTCGCGAATCAGCATGCCGGGAAAGTCCCGCAACCCGGCCTTGCCGCGCTGGTTCTTGTAGAAGACCAAATCCTTGCAATGCACGGCAACGATCCGGCCCGGCCGCATCACGCGATACATCTCGCGGACTAGGAACCGATAGTGCGCCAGGAATTCGGCGTCATCGGCGCAGTTGCCCATGTCCGCCTCGGAATCGTTGTAGATGTAGAGGCCAGAAAACGGCGGGGAGTAGACGGCCAGGTCAACGCTGTTGTCCGGCATCTGCCGCGCGACATCCACGCAATCGCCATGATACAGCGACCATGCATCGCCGTGCGCTTCATTCAGGCAACGGATTTGAGCCACGCGGGAAGCCTCCCAATGTGTTGCGGATCGTATGGAATCTTGATGTTGCTCGCCTGCGCGCGGGCACGGTGCATCGCGCCAGCCATGGCCCGCTTCATCGTCTTGTGGTCTTCGGCCTTGCGGTCAATCACACGGCCAATCTGTTCTTCGCCCTCGGCAACGATCAGGTGAACGTCGACGGGCCGCGTCTGTCCGAAGCGCCAGCACCGCCGCACGGCCTGATACCAAGCTTCGTAGCTGAAGCTGCGGCCTACGAAGGCGACGCGCGCGGCATGCTGCCAGTTGAGGCCCATGCCGGCGACGGATGGCTTCGTGATGATGTATCGCGCCTCGCCTGCCGCGAACGCAGCCAGCGCCTCCTCCTTGCGCTCCACTGCGTGTGAGCCGCGAACCTCAATGGCGCCTGCTACAGCCGCACGAAGCGCATCCGCCTCGTAATCGGTATCGCACCACAGCACCCAACACTCGGACGGCTCCGCCGCAACCAGCGTCGCCACAGCCTCAGCCCGCGCTTCGGCCGTCTGCCGCTTCACATCGTGGATATTCGTTGCGGACAAATCGGAAATGAACAGGGCGCCGGCCGGCGCGCGAACATCGCCACTTGCCTTGTGGCGATGGACGTTGAGCGCCGGCAAAACGAAGCGCGAGGCGTCGTATCCCAGGTCGGCCGGCGTCTCGGCGCATCGCGCCCACGAGGCCATCCAGTCCCAGAAATCCGCTTCCGCGTGCCCCTTGAGGCGATACCGCCCCATCTGCGTCTGGTCCGACACAAACCAGCGGGCGAGCATTTCGTTGCTCGGCATGATCCCCAGG